CATCGGAGGCTCAGCCTTCCACGCGGCAGTAGAACAATTCTTAAAAGAACAATATGAAACCGATTGACGAACTTGTACCTGATGAATCAAAACCAAAATTTGATTTAAGAGGAATACCAACACACGTGTGTGTATGTGGTTGCAAAGTGTGGAATCTTAAAGTAATGTTTGAAGACAACCAAATATCAATGTACTTTCTTGATATGTTTTGCTCAGCCTGTGGTAGCCCTGCTACTGCACCAACATTAGAGGAACCAGATTGTGAGTAAAGATTTAGCAATCAAGTATTGGACTACCCATTTCCAAACTATGATTGATGAAAAAGCAGCAGCCACAGACACTATCCCTTCTGCTTGGCGTGCTGGCGGTCGCGCCACCAAAGCGTATCCGGAAAAAGAAAACGACATTTGGTGGCAAGACAACGGACCACAAATGGTTGACAACTTCATTCAATGGTGGAGAAATAATAAATGGTCAGTGTGGAACCACAACGGTGTGTTACAAGTTGAACCAGAATACAACGTAATGTTTGGTGAAGTACTAGTAAAATCTTTTATTGATTTAATTGCTGTTACACCTGATGGTGATATTGTTATTGTTGATTACAAGTCAGGTGTTTATATGCCTGACACAAATATGCAGTTAGGTTTATATGCTTGTGCTGTCCAAAGTGTAACCGGTGTTAGACCAACAAAAGGTTACTTCTATAACGCCCGTCAAGGTATTATGGAAGACGCAGGGGACCTGTCGCGTTGGACAGTGCAACTATTTACAGAACTATTTGCACAGTTTGAAAGAGGAATTGAGGCAGAAATTTTTTTGCCAAATCTTGGAATGATGTGCAAGTCCTGTTCTGTTAAGGATTACTGTCACGCTTACGGCGGGGAGTTGGCAGTAAAGTATGACCCACTCGCTACTCTATAGAGAAGGAAAAGAATGAGCGCAGAAACACCAGGAGTGAGAACACAACTTAACTTCAAAACCTCACAAGGTACATTAGTTAATGTTTATCTTTACTCTTATGATGAAGAAGAAATCAAGGGTGCACTTACAGCGATTGCTAATGTGACACCTGAGATTAACGCAGTGGAAACACTGTACAACGCACAAGGAACTTTGAAACAAGCCCTTGGTGCTACACCTGTTGAACAACCACGCACACAATCAGCACCTGCTGATGGTGCTAAAGCGTGTAAGCACGGTGAGATGAAATTTCGCACCGGTTCATCTGCTAAAGGACCTTGGAAGGGCTACTTCTGTCCTTCACCTAAAGGTACAGCAGACCAATGTGAACCACAGTTCATTAGATAAAACAAAACTAAATACGGATACCTTACTAGTTAGGAGCAGTTGTGTTAACCATAAAGCAAGCAGCCGTCCGGCACTTGGAAGAACCACAACTGCTACCTGACTTATTCCCTTCACTAAAAAAAGAAGGCATAAGATTTAGACGCGGCCAGGTAACTATGATTGCTGGTCAACCTAACTCAGGTAAATCTCTTCTTGCACTTTTTTATGGCATCAAAGCCAATGTTCCAACTTTGTATGTGTCAGCAGATACTGATGCGTACACCACAAGTATTCGTGCTGCCGCTGTTATCACAGGGCATATGGCAAACACTATTGAAGAATCATTTAAGAATGATGGTCAAGAGTTTTACACTAAAGAACTTGCATCATTAAAACATATGGAATTTTCTTTTGACCCAAGTCCAACACTAGATGATGTTGATTTGATGGTTAAAGCCTATGGTGAAAAGTATGGTGAATGGCCACAACTAATTATTATTGACAACCTTATGAACGTGTCTGCTCTGCACGATAATGAGTGGACTGGTATGCGTGACATTATGAAAGCCTGTCACCATATTGCACGTGAAACAGACTCAGCAATATTTATTTTGCATCACACATCAGAAGCAGAAGGTGAACCAACACGCCCACCATCAAGGCGTGCTATTCAAGGTAAAGTTTCACAACTACCTGAAATGATTCTTACTGTTGCAATGGAACCAGAATACTCAGAGTTTCGTATTGCCTGTGTTAAGAACAGGTTCGCTAAACACTCAGCAATGGGTGACAAATGGGTGGCATTAAAAGTTGATGCTAGTCGTATGTTGTTAAAAGATGAAGACCTTATGCAACAGGCTTTAAGATTTCAAGGAGTGAAAATAGATGGCTAAAGGTAAAGGATTAAAACCAGCACCAGTTAAAACTATGGTCAATGATAGACCTAATGGTAAAGCAAGGAAAAAGAATCCAAAAACTCCACGCAAAACAGGTCGCACCATTGGTGGATACTCACCTGCAAAACTAGCGGAACGTGCTAAGAAAAGAGCAGGCAATGTCAGCCAAGAATAAAGCCAAAGGTTCCAAGTTTGAAACAGATGTAATGAAATGGTTACGCTCCAAAGGATTCACAGCAGAACGTTTACGCCAAGCAGGAGCAAAAGATGAAGGCGACCTAGTAGTTTACGTTGCCGGCACACCATACTTGTTTGAATGCAAAGCAACAATAAAACTAGACCTACCGCAGTTCTGGAGAGAACTACAAACAGAAGTATTAAACTATGCTGAAGCAAGAGATTTAACTGTTGGACCTATTGGTTACGTTGTTGTTAAAAGACGCAACGCAAGCATTGAAGATGCTTGGGTTATTCAATCATTAGACCAATGGAGTAAACAATATAAACAATAAACACGATTTGGAAACTGTAGTCAAATACTATGGTGGAAGAGTAGGAACTAGCACAAGGTGGCAAGCCACCAAGTGTGTAATACATCCTGATGCACACGCATCAGCAACCGTGAACATACGGGAACAACTTTACAGTTGTTTTGTGTGTGACCTTTACGGTGATGTGTACGAACTGATTAAGAAAAAGGAAGGGATAGAGTTCAAAGATGCTGTCGCTAGAGCAGAAAGCATTACTAACGGAAACCGCAGCACAGTACTACGAAGCACTAAACGCAGAGACAGCCTCTTACCTCAAATCAAGGGGAATAAGCAAAGAGGTGGCCGCTACATTCCTGCTCGGTACAGTGACTAACCCAGCACCCGGACACGAACACGCTGTAGGTGCACTGAGTATTCCTTACCTGACTAAAGCAGGTGTTGTTGGTATTAAGTTTCGTAAAACTGATGGTGGTCAACCTAAATACATTTGGCCAACAGGGCAAAAGATTGGGATGTTTAACGTTAACGATTTAGGTTTAGACACTGAAACAATGTGTATTTGTGAAGGTGAGATTGACACAATTATTTTGTCAGGGATGTGTGGTATACCTGCTGTGGGTGTTGCTGGTGTGACACAGTGGAAAGACTGGTTTCCTATGATGCTTGAAGGATACAAAAGAATATTTGTTTTTGCTGATAATGATGTTAAAGAAGATGGCCGTAACCCTGGGATGGAATTGGCTAAACGTATTAAAGAAGATTTGAACAGTGCAGTAGTAGTTAACCTACCTGAGAACAAAGATGTTAACGACATATTTTTACGTGAAGGTGCTGACTGGTTTAAGGAAAAGATTAAATGACAACAATACTTGGCATACAAAAACCAGACCATTGTTTACTCATTGCTGACTCACGTGTAACAGATGATGGTGGAAGAACATATTCACACCACGCAATGACCAAGATAACCAAACGTAACAAATACCTTATTGCAGGGGCTGGAACAACACAACCTTGCGACATCATCCAACACATATGGAAACCACCAACACCAACACCAACATCATACAAAGACCTATACCATTTTATGATTGCAGAAGTAGCAACATCAATGCGCCTTGCTTTAACAATGAACGGTTACACACCTGACAAAGAATCAGACGAACCAGATTTCATATTCCTAATCGCATTAGGGGGAATCATATTTGAAATAGATGATTCCTTATCGGTACTGATGCGAGATGACGGTATCTATGGCATTGGCTCCGGTTCTCCTTATGCCATAGGTGCATTACAAGCAGGTGCAACTTGGAAACAAGCAATGCAAATCGCTGCACGAAACAATGTGTTTACAGCACCACCATTCATAACACATAAGCAGACAAAATGAGAAGAGAATTTGTTGGCGGACCAATGGATGGAACACAAATACCATTAGAAGATGATGACTTAACAGACGAAATACACATAGATATGATAAACTTAAATGGTACAATCACTGTTCACATTTATGTTGAAGACGAAGAAACAGGTAACTATAAATACGAAGGTGAATCATCACCTGATGATTTATACGAAGAGGAAGAAGATGAGGAATGAGTAATGACACAGCAGGAATGGGAACAGGTGCTAATGCTACTAATGAACCAGGGGTTCAAGATAGTGGCACACAACAAACAAACGGAAACAATAACCGTAAGACTCCCACAAACTTTTTCTACGACCACCCAGCAGTCAAAGACCACGGAAGCGGCATAGCCCTACAAGACTTAACATCCTTTATGGAATCATTCAACGACTATGTGATGAGCCGTATCAAGGGTGTTGGTGCTGACCAGTATATGAAATCAACAGGTCAGTTGTTTGAAACTTTTACTGTTAAAGAAACAGTTGATGAGTTGCTCGCAGAACTAGCAGACACCATTGCTTACACAAATTTTATTGCTATCAAAGTGATAGCACTATCAAATGCTATTAAGGAAAACAAATGAAACGCATAGTAGTGCTATCGGATATGCAAATACCTTTACATAATAAACCTGCAATAGAAGCAACAATAAAGTTTGTTAAAGACTACCAACCTGATGAACTTTTTTGTGTTGGTGATGAGGCTGATTGTTTAGCACCGGCACGCTGGTCCAAAGGATATGTTGCAGAACATTCTAATCTACAACGTGACCTTGATGAGACTACTCGTATTATGGGTAGGTTTCGTAAAGCAATTGGAGACCGTGACTTTCATTTAATGAGGTCAAATCACGGCGACAGAATACAAAGATACATTGAACGCGACGCACCAGCACTAGCAACATTACGTGATTTAAAGTATGAAAAACTTCTTGGCTATCGTGATTTAGAAATCACATATCATAATAAACTGTGGAACTTTGCCCCAGGTTGGGTAATGGGACACGGTGATGAAGGTGCAACCAGTAGATATGCAGGTGGCACAGCAGTATCATTGGCAAGAAAAATTGGTATGTCAGTTGTATGTGGACACACACACAAACAAGGAATCATACATCACAACACATCATTCAACGGCAAACAAACCTCATCCTTGTATGGGTTTGAAGTTGGAAACATAATGGATTTGAAACAAGCAACCTACCTCAAAGGTGGTTCAGCAAACTGGCAATCAGGATTTGGAATCCTATACATTGACAAAGGTAAAGTAACACCAGTACCAGTACCAATGATAGGTAACTCATTCGTAGTAGAAGGTAAAGTATACAAATGGTAGAAGACAAATGGGTACAAGATGTTGTTGAAATAGCACAAACATCAGCGTACATAATCACAAGAAACTACAAAGGTTTCGCAGAAGCAGACGATGTTAAACAAGAACTACTTGAATGGTCATTGAAACGAAATGACAAAATACAAGAATGGTTATCACCAGAATTATCTAAACAAGAATACCGAATAGGAATCAAACGTTTAGCCAAAACATTTAACCGAATGGCAGATAGATATTGCCGTAAAGAGAAGGCTAAGAAACTTGGTTACTCTGTGCACGATGAAGCATTCTATTCAACAGCAATGATAGAAGAACTCCTACCAATGGCATTCAGTTCAAACATCATAACCAAAGACCCTGCAACAGAATACGTTTCCAATGGTGGTGGCGACCCTGCCACAGCAGGTTCATTCCTTGCCTCAATGTATGACATACGAATAGCGTTACGCAATCTAACAATTGAAACTTATGAGATGATGCGAATGCACTACGAAGATGGTCTAACCTTGGAACAGATAGGTGAATACTTTAACATAGATAAATCAACTGTGAGTAGGAAAATTAACACAGGTATTAAACAGATGAGTAAAGAACTTGGTGGTGAATCACCTTGGGTTTAAGAGTTTACACAGGTGGAACATTTGATTTGTTTCACGTAGGGCACGTAAGATTATTGGAACGTTGCCGTGAAATATCAGGACAATCTGGAACAGTGATAGTGTCATTAAATACTGATGAGTTCATTGAACAATACAAAGGTAAACCACCAATAATATCTTACCAAGATAGGGCAGAAATATTATTGTCTTGTAAATATGTTGACCAAGTTATACCAAACTTTGGTAACGAAGACTCTAAACCAGCAATCGTTGAAGCATCACCAGACATAATTGCAATAGGTTCAGACTGGGCACGTAAAGATTACTACAAACAAATGCAGTTCACACAAGACTGGTTAGACAAACTAAACATAAGTTTAATATACATCCCATACACGCAAGGCATATCAAGTACGGATATTAAAACAAGACTATGAACATACTCATAGCCACAACACCTGAACGTGAACACTGGTTAACTGATTGTCTTAAATCTTTTGACACAACACCTGTAACAGTGCGCTCAGACTATGGGTTTGAGTTAGGTAAAATTAGGTGGGCTTATGAGAACACTAACTGGGACAGGTGGTGGTTCTTTCAAGACTCTGTGATAATTAAAGACCAAAGTTTTTTACAAACAGGTTGGCGCAAAGGTACATCTGTACCATTATCTAATTGTCCAACAGCATTCGGAATGTATCTTGGTATATATTCACGTGCCACATTAGATAAAGTTGGTATACCTGTTGCACAAAGTAAAGCAGATGCAATCAGATACGAAGTTGAATGGCATTTAGAATACTGTCGCCACGAACCTGTTGAAATAATGTTCCCTGAACTAACAGACCATAACGCTAAAGGCACAGAGGAACGTCACGGACGTATCAACCTTGTGTTAGAGAACGATTATCTAATAAAATATAAAGGCACTTGGGCTTAACCTTTTTGTAGATTCCATTTCTTAAAGAATAATTCTTCATCAACCTTCGTCATAGCCATCAACTCTTGGTTATCTCTTGTTAATTCGTTGCCGTGCATATGGCGCACCATAGCAGGAACGTGCACAACACCTTTAACTTTGCGTGCCTGCAAATCAATATCCCTATCACCATACCACCACTTATAGTTCTCATCAGGTCTCACATCTGTTTTAACATCAAGCACCCAACAGTAACCACATACCCAGCCCTCAAAAGGAAACGGATAACCTAGTGTTGCCCCTGTTCCTTTCATTACTTCTGCGATACGGCGTAAAGGATTATTCGCTAACGCAACATCATCATTTAGTACGGCAACATATTCTGCGCCACGTTCAACAGCATAATTTATTCCTGTGTTCCACCATTTATGTATATTAAACTCGCCTGTGTATTGTAAGTTGATTGCGTTAGGTACATCTTCGTCAGGTAATGTGCGAACAAGGACACGTTTACTTGGTTCAATGTCGCATTCTTTGAATATGTCTTGCAAGTATTGTGTTCTTAAACCTGTTGGTATTACCAACCATAAGTCAATCATATTGTTATCTCCTCAAACCAAGAAAAATCTGTACGCAAATCCTTTAATGGAAACACATTACCATACTCAACAGTTTCACCCTTAGCAAAACCTTCGTCAGCGTCAATGAAACCAAACACTTCAACTTCCATAAACTCTTTCTCAATAGGTCTAACAGCAAACACAATAAGCCCACGACCAGTATCCTTTTTACGAATACACACAGCGTCTTGTGTTCTCACACGCCTAACCTCAATGTTTTTACCAACATCAGGTAGTTTATTAAACTGTTTATGTTTGTCAGCAGACCATATTGTTGCGTGCCAATACTGATTAACTAACTTAGCAACAGCCAACTCACCAATCGCTGAAGCAACCTGCGCTGTACGATTATCTTCTTGCCTTTTCTTATTCTCATAATGTTCAGCGTCCTCTTTATCCCAGTTCGCTGTGAACCTACGAATACCAATATGATTAGCGTACTCGTACTCCCACGTTTCAAGTTTAATAATAGCCATTGGCTTTCCTAAACTCTAACGCCTTAACCCAAGAACCATACCTGTCCATAACATATTTATGTGAAGCAATAAGTTGAATACGATAATCAGCAGACTTCTCAATACCAACTTCGTCCCACGTTTGGTCAATGAACTGACCCAAACCATACGCCGTAGACTTCTTGTTCTGCGCGTCAGGGTTCCAAGATGACTCCAACATAATCAATTCCTCAAGTGCCTCGTATTCTTTCGCTGACACCATTGACCTTGCGTAACCCCTTGCGCTCAATGGTTCTCTGTGCAAGTTTTTAACAGGTGATGACACATAACCTTTAACAATTTTGTTTTCCTCTAACGGCTCATCAACAGGTATCATAAGAGCAAAACCGATACCGACTATGAGCATACCAAGAATAAACTTTAACTCCATCTTCCACTCCTATTCCTAATCCGGTAACGTTGGTGTTCCGTTGTGCCACCCCACACACCTTTCAAGTCAGGGTCTTTCAATGCGTACTCTAAACATTTCTGTTTAATGTCACACTTGTTGCATATTCGTTTCGCAATCTGTGCCATATTGGCTTCGTGTCTTTCGGGGAAAAAAATCTCTGAACCAATCTCAGCACACAACGCGCCTTCCCAAAAATCTTTTGCTATCATCTGCATTTCGTTTCCCCAATACTTGTTGTAGTTTCCATAACATAACTGCGTCTTTACCTAACCTAACAATATGTTTAGGGGGCTTCATCTTCGTTGCCCCCAAACAAGAAACGCTAACAACACAACACCAAACGAAATGATTAACTCAACAATCATTTATCCCACCCATTTCTTTTAATAAGTTTCTCTAACGACTCGTCTGTCACTAACGATTTCAATGTGCCAAGTAAAGCATAATCGGCACTTGTTTTGTCATCATACTGAGCGTTCAACTCACTATGAATTAACTCCAACATTATATCCTTGTTCACTTGTCGTCCTCACTTGTCTTAAAATCGTCACGGCAATCATCACACCATTTACCTTGAAGATAAGTTTTAGGATTAACTTCACACATTTCACATAACAACAAACTCATTTCGTTTCCTCCTTGTTGCACTCGTTATCACAACTACAATACCAAGATTTACTACACACATAGCAAATCCCGTAAATATCTTTGTTAGATTTCTTGAACATCAACATCATCATAATCGTCCAAGTAATCATTAGCAGACTCAAGCCTGTCAGTAATCAACACATAAGCGTCCTCACTACTATTAGCCTCAACACTTACACGCACCCTTGCTGTTCCTCTATATGTTTTACTCATTTCACCCTCACAAGGTTAGGTTTCTCCGGCATACTATCTGTTTCAGGAATATAAGTTAACTCACGAATAATAAACCTAAGCATAGCCTCTATCCTGTCTAAGCGTTCCTCAGTTGTCATAATCATCCACCTCATCAGTCCAATTGGCTTCTATCTCGTCGTGCATAGCCTTATCAAACTCGGCCTGCTCGCAAACTTGGCAACCATAACCAGACCACGATTGACCACAACACACAATAGCGTTTTCAATAGTGTTCATATGTTGTCACCACAAATACACCACACCATAGGTGAGGTGCAATCGTCACAATAATCTTTCATCACGCACTCACCACCATATCTAAAGTAATCTTACCCGTCTCATCAAACTCGTCAATATCCATATCGGTAGCGATACGATAAGCCTCATCACTATTGTTAGCCTCAACAATAGTTTCATAATCCTCAATCATCTTGAGTACCACTTTATATTGTTTCATTATGCGTCCACCTTACAATCATCATAAGGAAAATACTCTTGCTCTTCACAAGTACAAAAACCAAATTGTTCAACTTGTGTTTTGTGAGTTAACTCGGCTAACTCTCCCCAAGTAATTGATTTATTCATTATGCACTCACCTTAAAAGTGGCGTCATCAGCAACACTATCGCCATACTCCTCGGCAATAATATTCTTTGCCATTTCAACAGCCTCATCACTATCTTTTGCAGATAAACTAATTGACTCACCAGCAAAATCAACTAACACAATAAAATCTTTCATTATTGCACATCATCACAATAAACGAAACCGACCATTTCCAACTCATCAAGCAAATCGTAAAGACCACTTAAGGCTTTACTCATATTGTCACTCGTTGGATAACTTAACTTTACAGCCTCTTTATATTCGTGTATATCTGTTACTTTAACTTTCATTTGCTATCCCTAGCCTTTCGTTAATCGTAGCCCCTATTAGCCACGAAATCTAACCTATTGCGCCCACATCACGCCTGTCAAGCACATTTATATAACAATTTGATAACAATTTAACCCATACACCTATGCTTACGAGCCAATCTCGTAGCCTCTTTGTAAAACATATAACCACGCGCAGACACAGCATAAGTTATCGTGTCACACTTTTGACAATAGATTACATAACACGAACCCTCGTCACGCCTGTCAATCTTAATATATTCTTTCAATCTTGCGTCACCCATAACGACCCGTCCCATCCCTAAAGTAAGTGAGAGCCAGCGTGTTAGGGGCACGCCAGCCCTCGTGTCAATACAAATCTATACAAGCCCTAAGAATTGCCCTAATCTAACCACAACAACAGCGAACGCCCTAAGTATCGCGTAACCCATACCGACACACAACACCGACACAACACCCACATAAACCCACTCACCCAAAGGGGTCAGTCTTACGCTGTCGTTACGCATAAACACCACTAAAAGCACTCAAAAACTCTCTATGCTTATCACATAAATGCTCAAGTGCCTCATCAAAAGTGAACACGCTACTATTGCCACTAATAGCAATATAAGACGCACCCAACGAGCGAGAAGGCGTGTATTGGTAGCCGTCCCTGCTACCCTCTTTAATGATATGCCCAATCTTCTTATCATTAAAAAATACAGCGTGAGTCTCCCAATCGTGGCGCGTGCGCCTAGTTTTAATGTTATCCATACCCTAACCTTTCCCTAACTAATCGCCTACCCTAAGCGATTAAGAATAGCCCCAACGCTCACCGATTGGGGCTAAACTTAACGAATTAGAGCCACTCTTGACTTAATGTATAGCCCCCGTCATTAGCAGAGCCATACAAGGCAAGACTCAAAGAATAAACAATATGGAAGCCCATATCCATACCACACCCACCAACACGCAACACCCGTTGCCCGTTCTTCTCGGTAAGAGTGCCAATGCCTGCCCTAGCCACATACCAAGTAAGGTCAATCACTTGACCCTCGTGAGATGTAACCACCTTCATTGTGCGAGACATACCAGAAGCCGACACACCTTTTAGAATTGTGTACGCCGTTGGTCTTTCTTGTTTAGCAAACACATCAAGCAAAAAATCAAGAGCCTCATCTTGCTCTCGTTTCGCCTGCTCTTTCTTACTTTCTTTAGTTTCTAACATCTTGCCTCATTCCCTAATTTTCTAGTCCCTAATGACTAGACCAATACCTACAGAATACGCCACCCTGTAGGCTATGGTCAAGCAATTAAGCCTTTTCGTAAAGGTGCTCGTCCTTTTCGTTAATCGCTAAATTGCAATAATAACACACTTCGTCTCTAGTTATGAAGTCCATCATCACCCAAAGATGACGGCCTTTTTCTTCATAACTTTCACAATATCTGACCATTATTTACCCCCTAAAGGTATCTACTACAGCGTTACTAACTTAGTAACACTATACCCCCTACCGGCTAACCGGTAAAGGGTCTAGCGACACTAAACTATTCTAACCCCTGCCACTTATTGTAGCGTCTCTCAAACTCTTCACGAATAAAGCAAGTCACCTCAAGACTTGAAAGACTTTGGTGGTCGTATTTCGTTTCGGCCTCTTGAATTACTGCCTCAATCATATTTGCCACTGCGCCTGCGTCACTCTCTCTAGCCATTTATTGCCCCTAACTATTCTGACCTCATCAGTGGACGCCCTACGCCCAGACCCCCAAAGGGGTTTCGGTCTATCTTGCTAGTTGCTCTTCAATACTATCTCTTAATTGGCGATACCTTTTACTATCGGCTTGGTACTCTTCCAGACCCTCACAAAGATTTATAGCCAAGTTGATACACTCTTCTAGTGTTTCGGCTTGTTTATTACCTAGTAAAATCTTTTTCATATTCTTGCCCCTAATCCGAGCCCCCTACAGGCTCACAACTACAACATAACACCCACACCCCCTCGGTGTCAAGCCCATTTGATAACAATTAGATAACGATTAGATAACAATTTGATAACAGACAAAACGGACACCTAACCTACCACTCAGTAACCTACGGTACGGTAAGTTACTAATCAGTAAATCGGCCGGAAAGACAGTCGCCCCATTATCGTATATAACTATCTGAACGCCCTTACATATTGTGAAACTTTGCACAAACTAGGGGCACTATGCCCCAGATTACGGCCTACAATCTAACCCTAACCCTCAACTACAGGTTTACACTAATCTTTGACGGGGGGTTTTAACAATACGGCCGACACACCCCTCCACTCTCTACCCATATATTTTTTCTAAACCTTG